AGAAGCAGCCTACTACCGCCTCTGGAGTAAAAGTTCAGATGGACAAGATCCGTGAGGATATGAAGAATTATGCTGGTGGCGGCAAGATGGATATGTACTCCAAAGGAGGCAAGATGAAGAAGTACCTTATGGGCGGTCAAGTAAAGCTTGACAAGAACAAGGACGGAAAGATTTCCGCCATTGACTTCAAGATGCTAAAGAAAAAGTAAACAGTTATGAAAGCCAAGAAATACAACTACGGTGGTAAGATGAGTGATGAGTCTAGTGAGGAGATTGAAATCAAGTCAATGGATATGGCATCTGGTATGAAGCAGCTTGAAGCTGCTGTCAAAGCATCTGGAAAGACTCCTAGTAGCTACAAGTTCAAGGCCTGCTTCTACGAAGAGGACAAGGACTAGATATTGTAAGCAAAACTGCTTATGAAAACTAAAAAGTACTACGACAGCAACCCTAAGGCTTACCAAAAGAAGAAGGAGTACGATACAGAGTATCACTCCACCGACGAGCGTAAGAAGTATCGGGCGGAGCTCAACAGAAAGAACCGCCAAGCTGGAAAGTACGGCAACGGAGATGGTCTAGACTACGACCATACCGAGCGTAGGTTTATATCAGCAGTAAAGAACAGATCTAAAAAGTAAACAACCCCCAATATGAAAAATACATTATTATCACTACTTGCTGTTTCAGCACTACTAAGCTGCGCGAGCGAAGAATCGAAAGACGCTAAGGCCCTCAAGATCCACGAAGGCCTTTATGCCTTCTGTGGAGCATCAGGTGCTGAGCTAACCGGAAAACAGATTATAGTTCAGGGAAAGGTATTTGAAGAGGGCTGTTCTATCTGTCCAGTGTTGGATGGACCTTCGGTCTCTAACCTAGCTATGGATGGCTATAGCTTTAGCTGGGGTTCTGAGTTCAGTACCGATAAAAACTTTCAGTACCCTAACAACGACGGGAGCACAATATGGGATGGTAAGTCAGTGTGGTCTTTGTACTGGTACTTCGACACCTCTAGCTTTATCCCCCAGTACAATCCAAAGACTCAGGATTGGGAGATGATGCACCCAAAGAACCGATCGTTTATTGTCAACACAGACTACGCGGTAACAAGCGAGAGCAATATGTTCTGTATGCCCTGTGAGGTTTTCGACACCACAGAGACAGGAATCGTTCTAGCTAAATGCTACGGACCTATGAATGAGGCTGCTGTTCCTCTGCGTAGGGCCATCGAAGTGAAGACTGGTATGAAGTCAATCACCGCAGCGATAGCAGGAAAGCCATACCCAGTGGGAACACCAGTTCCAGTTATGGAGATGAGTAAGAAAGCACAGAAAAAAGCAAAACCATAATGAAGGCCAAGAAGAAAGACAGCCACGTAATGGTTCCAGCACCAGCTGGTCATCACTGGATGATGGAGAAAGGTCGTTACTACGTGATGGCTGACAAGGACGGGAAGTTTACCCCTCACGAAGGTGCTTCGAAGGAGGCAAAATTCCGGCTATACTCCGCCCATCAATCTTAGCCTGAGCTATAATCTTCTTGCCAAGAGGAGTATCCTCGTGGCCTTTTAGCTTTCTGCCTAAAAGAACTGTGGGAATACCCTCTCCCCTGTTGGGGATGGTCTTGTTGATAGTTTTTTTGTCGTACTGAAGCTCCACAGTTTCCTTTCCGGAGGCTATATCCCTCCATCTTTCCACAATCATACGCCCCTGCTGGGTTAGTGAGTACCTTTTGCGGTAGTTCCACCTGTTCTCATCACGAAACCACATAGAGGTGTCCTTGTGGATGTCGATATCCTCCATAGAGAAGTAGTCGAACAGCAATTCCCGCTTCTTCATCCTAACAGTTAGCCAGTCCTTGGTCTGGTTGTAGGACTTCGACAGCTGTTGTCCCATCCACTCGATGGTGAAAAACTCTAGGTCATAGGCGAAGAGGAGGAAGTCCACCTGTATTGGCAGGAGCTTATACTCCTGCTTCATAAACTTGTTGGCGTGCCATACAAATTTGTATATAGTAGGACCGCGATCGTCGCGGTAAGCGAAGTCCCTAAACTTTAGGTCTTCCTTTTTCTTGAACTTTTTAGCCAATGAAGTAAATTGTATCTTTGTAGCAAAAGTACGAAATATGGGAACACTTAGTGGTCAGCGCGTAAAAGATGCATTCGGTTCACTCCTTAAGATGGAGAGCGGAACAGCAACATCGACGACTAAAATAATTGAAGACGGAGCAGGAAACGATACCGCCCTCAAACTGTCAACGGTAAAGGTTGAGGTAAACGGAACTCTTGCCTTCACCTCTGCCCCATCCACTGGGTCTACGGAAGTAGCAGCTCTTTTCCTTGACGCTAGCAACAACATTGTAAAGCGTAACCTTGGAACAGCAGCGTTTACCTCAGGGTCTAGCCTAACGCCCGTAGCTCCTCTTGCAATTGCAAGTAATGTAATCTCCATCAGCGCGCCAACGACATTGGCTCAGTTAGATGAGGATACCGTTGCTATTGCTGACACCTTCCTGATCTACGACGCATCGACTACCGTATACAAGTACATCACCCTTCAGAATCTTACCCAGTATATGGCGGCCAACATCACCGCCGCATCACCGGGGTCTAACGGACAAGTTCTTTACAATGACGGAGGAACAACAGCAGGAGCAGCAGGGCTGTCATACAACGACTCACCAGCTGCTGAGCAGTTTACATTTACAGGGCTAGACTTCATTCAACGCCAGGTGTCCTCTGGAACCTGTGCCTTCTACAGCCGCTCCGATAGCGCTGTAATAAACAACGCAGTTACCAATGGCGTGGTAACAACCTTACAGGCAAATCTTTTTGCCGGGGCTGTTATTGTTGACTATATGATCTACAACTCAGGATCTACCACTGTCCGTGTTGGAGAGATGCACATTGTATGGAACCCATCAAACCTGGCAACAGCTCCATCAATTGTCGACTCTATCAAGACGTCAATTGGAACCTCTACCGCTGCAAACTTTGTCTTCAACGCATTTATAAACTCTACTACCCTTCAGCTTCGTGCTACCAATAACTTTGGAGCGAATATGACGGTACTTCTAAACTTCAAAGCCTTCTACGCATTCTAGTATGAATGATGAAGAAAAGGCTAGGGCTAGGATTGAGCTGTTTATGTTTGCAAAGAACAGCTTCGATGACATATTGAACAAGGCTGAGGATCTTGGTCTTATCAATGAATTTATGATGATTGCATCAGCAGGGATTGTGGTGGACCAGATAGACGGGAACAGCGTTGTTGAGTCTGTGTCTAACATCAACGTAGACACTAAGGAGGAGATGATTTCCTTGGTCACATACCTTATGGGAGCCTACAGCGAGGACGACGAAGCCGACGATACAACCAATATAGATTATTGGCTAAATTTGAACTAAATTAAAATGAAATGGAACTTATCAGAAAAATCATTGCTGGGACCGACCCACTGAAAGCCTTAGCCTACTATGTAGGACAGAAGGCAGGGGACGGAGAGATCGACTCAATCGTTCTCGACGGGTCTCACCTCCACTACCACGGAGAGCGCAAGTACCTAATATACCTAAAGAAGGAAGACACACTTATGCTGTGGAAGACCATCGAGGGTATGCCAGTTATAGTAGAGTACGACTGTAACTTCTAGTTGTAACCGACTTACAACTTTTATTTATTTTAATTAAACATATGATACCATTGTACCACATCCTAGTGCACATACCTAGCGCTGTAAACGACACCATCAAGGTAGGAGAGTCAGAGCTTTACCTCGATACTAAGTTCAACGAGTTCCAACACCGAACTATGAAGGCTAAGGTTGTAGGCATTCCAGCCAAGTTCAAGTCCGAGCTAGAGATAGGAGACTATGTATTCCATCACCACCACGTTGCGCTCAACGACACCCAAGTCGTTGACCCTAAAGAGAAGATATACCGCGTCAACTACGACCCCTTCGGTGGTCAGGGTAACCAGGCATACCTTATCGAGAAGCCCGACGGCAGCCTTATTGCTGTTGCGGACTGGGTGTTCCTAGAACCCTTTGATATCGATGCTGACAAGGAGAAAAGCTTCATAGAAATCATTACTATCAAGGAACCAGAAAAGCGCTGGGGCCGTATCGTGTACGGCAGCAGGTGGCTAGAGGAAGAAGGTCTCGCTGTGGGCGACGTGGTGTACTTCGCCAAGGACGCAGACTACGAGATGGACATCAATGGCCGCAAGCTGTGGCGTATGCAAATTCACCACCTGATATGTCAAAAGCTGTAAAGTTCACAACAGTTAATGCTGCGCGTAACCTCATTTCTGCGATGGAGGCTGCTATTAGTAATATGACCGAGGAGATTCGTAAGCCGGTAGACCCCGATCTAACGGGGTCCGCCCGCAAGGCGGAGCTGCAGGCCATCAAGGACACAGCCCTAGCCTGTAAGGAGCTTATCGTAGAGAGGCAGAAGCTAGAGCAGCTTGTTGGCGACATCGAGGAGTCCGGATCCTTTGAAAAGGAGAAGGACTTCAAGGGAGGCTTCGCCGAGAGGATGGCAAGATAATGGCTGGACTTAAGGTAATAGACAAGCAGGAGGTGATAAACATCTGTCCGAACAATTCGGACGGACCTATCATTGAGATAGAGTCCCTCAGCATCCAGTTACCAAAGCCGGAGAGTTTCCTCTTTAGCGACCTACCCAAGCATCAGCAGATGTGGAAGCGTCAGGACATCCCTAGGGAGCTTGCGCAGATAAACTCTATGGACGACTGGTACGAGTCCCCGCGTGAGTTCCAGCAGAAGTGGAGCCCCTACATCGAGCAGGAGTTCAAGAGGCGTAAGGAAGGCCTGTGGTTTATGAACAACGGGGAGGAGACCTACATCACGGGTCATCACTATATGTTCCTCCAGTGGAGCTCCATAGACATCGGATACCCTACGTACCTAGACTTCCAGCGAAAGCTGTTTGTCCACCTCTCGGCCTGCGAGGCAGACCCTCGGTGTTTAGGTCAGATATACACCAAGTGCAGGCGTTCTGGGTATACTAATATGAGTGCAGCGGTGCTTGTAGATGAGGGCAGCCAGGTGAAGGAAAAGCTGTTGGGTATTATGAGCAAGACAGGAACAGACGCCCAAGAGGCGGTGTTCGGGTCTAAGATCATACCCATATTCAAGGGCTACCCGTTCTTCTTTTCTCCCATCATTGACGGAACCACTAACCCGCGTATGGAACTCGCCTTCCGAGAGCCATCGAAGAGGATCACCAAGAAGAACAAGACGACCTCACGAGGTGAGGCTCTCGATACTATAATCAACTGGAAGAACACTACTAACAACGCATACGACGGAAGCAAGACCCATATGTTATTCCTCGATGAAGCTGGTAAGTGGCTGAATCCCAATGATATAAGGGAGGTATGGAGAATCCATAGGACCTGTCTTTTGGTTGGACGTAGGGTAATTGGGAAGGCGATGGTGGGGTCTACGGTAAACCCGTTGGACAAGGGCGGAAGGGAGTTTAGGAATCTGTACTACGACTCCGACCCCAACGACCGCAACGAGAACGGAAGGACCAAGAGCGGGCTGTACAAGATATTCATCCCAGCATACGATGCGATGGAAGGATTCTTCAGCCAGTACGGACTTCCTATTGTTGAAGACCCAGAGACTCCAATGCTTACCGAGGACGGAACCATTACCGATATAGGCGCTAGAACGTTTTTAAAGAACGAGAGAAAGGGCCAGCAGAACAACAGCTACGAGCTCAACGAGATTATCCGTCAGTTCCCATTTACCGAGGACGAGGCGTTCCGCGACTCGACCAAGAGTTCTCTGTTTAACATCCAGAAGATATACGAGCAGATACAACATAACGAGGAGCTTTACCCAAACCCAGTGGTCATTGGTAACTTCCAATGGAAAGATGGGAAGATGGACAGTGAGGTGATCTTCGCCCCCGACCCTAATGGGCGGTGGCGTGTGGCTTGGCTTGCTCCCACAGATATTCGAAATAAACGAAAGATTGAGAACAATAAAGCTGTTGCCCCCAACGGAGCATTCGGGGTTATGGGTGTTGACTCCTACGACCTTGACACCACCCTTGACTACAGGTCCTCAAAGGGTGCCTGCCACGTGTATAACAAGTTCTCGATGGAGCACCCCTCCAATATGTTTGTCGCGGAGTACGCCTCACGGCCTCCGCTCGCCAAGATATTCTACGAGGACATCCTTATGGCTGCGGTATTCTACGGATACCCTGTGCTGATAGAGAACAACAAGTACGGCATCGCTAGGTACTTTGAGTCAAGGGGCTACGACGAGTACCTTATGAACCGCCCTGCTCACCTAGCGTCTACCTCTTCAAAGATGAACGTAAAGACAAAGGGTATACCTTCCAACAGCCAAGATGTGATACAAGCTCACGCTCAGGCTATTGAGTCCTACATCCACGACCACGTAGGCCTCCACAACGAGACCGGTAAGTTCGGAAGGATGTATTTAAACAGGACACTTGAGGACTGGATTAATTTTAAGATAGACGACAGGACGAAGTTTGACTTAACAATTAGCTCAGGGCTAGCGCTGCTTGCCG